CGAACGCTGCAGGCGGCCCCCTCTTCCGCGCGCTGCCCTGCCTCGAACCGCTGGGGGCCGTGGCCCGTGCAGATGGCCTTCGCCCCCGGCATCGGGAGGTCGCCGAGGCGACGGATGCCATGCTCCTTGACCTCCAGGCCCAGCTTCGTCCGGAACTCCGACGGCTGCGGCGTGATCGAGTTCTCGTAGACCGGCCAGTCGTCGATGTGCTCCGCGCCATCGGGTCCCTCTTTCGTGCGGCTGACGGAGACGAGGTGAGAGAGCGCGCCGGTCGAGAGTCCCATCTTGCCCGGCTTGATGCCCTCCTCCAGCACCATCTCGTCGTACTTGTCGGCGATTTCGAGCTGCCCCTCCATCCAGAGGCCCGCATCGTCCTCCCGCACCTTCCACGGCTCGGAGCTGAAGCGCTTGTTCTTAAGGGTCGGGTCCTGGCCGTGGCCGTAGATGGGCCACACGAAGCCTTTGCTCCCCTGTGGGAGCCAGAAGTCGGTTTCCTTCGAGAAGAACTGTCCGTCCAAGTCCAGGTCGTTTGGTCCCGTGTAGACGATGGCGTAGCCGCCCACGCGAGGGCCGCTCGGGTCCTTTCCGTACTGCTTCCCCGACCCGAGCACCTTCAAGCCGCCGCCGAAGTTGATCAGAGGATCCTCCATTGAGGGATTCCCTATTGAAGGGGTCTGTTTTGAGGGGTCGCTTGAAAGACTCTCGTCGGGTTCGGTGCCTACCTGGACGCTTACGCTCTTGTTCGGGTCAAACCCCCAGTTGCGAAGCGAGATGGTCCGCTTCGACGGGCAGTCCTCGCTCGGCGCGTCCCCGCCCTCGACGCCCCTCATGCGGCTGACGAAGCTGATCACGCGCCCGGCGGCCTCATACTCGCTGTCGCCCCACTCGTCCTTCGGGGTGCGGAGGAGACGGATGACGCGATTCCGGACCTCCTGCGGGTTCTGGGACGCCTGGTCCGCGCAGTCATTTTTGCCCCACTGCTCAATCTCGGAGGCGTTCATGTTGACCGCGCTCTGAAACTCGTCGTAGCGCCCGGAAATCTCCTCTTCGGTGGCTTTGGTTGAAGGGGCGCCTGATTCCTTTTCGGCCTGTAGGCGGATGCGCCGGGCCGACTCCGCCGCCGCGCGGCTCACGTGGCAACTGACCTGCTCGCCAGAGCCTCGTTTCCGGAGCACGTAACTCGCCTCCGTGCCGTCGGACTGGGTGCAGGACCGCTGGGCGATGTCGTAGGGCATACGTGAGCCGCGTTCCCCCTGAAAGCGTAGACTGGCTGCCCTCTAAAAAAGGCACCGAATCCAAAAGATTCAACTGGCCTCTTCAACGAAGCGATTCGGGCAGGTTTCCGCGGTCCAGCTCTGGGGACTGGCTACAGCGGCAGTTGACCGCGTTGGCCGCCGACGCCTCTGGGGCCGTCGGGTACATGAGGGCTTCGGAGCTGAAGCCATCGACGGTGACGATGATGAAGGGCTGGTTCAGGGGTTGCGTCTGCCCGTCGGCGCCGCGGTGGTCCCAGATGTCCTCCGCCGTCCCTCGCACGCGCAGGTCCCGCTCGGTGACCCACGAGCGCTCGCTAAGGCCCACATCGCGCCACGCCTGGAGCTGCCCGGCCTCAAAGCCGCCGTTCCCCGCCGTCTCGACGGTGCGGCGCAGGCGCGAGCCGGTCTGCTGCTCCTGCTGCTCCCGCGCGCGGGCCACGAGGTCCTCAAAGTCGTCTCCCTCCGACAAGCCCCGCTGGATCGTGCGGGCGAGGTTACTCGACCACGTGTCCTCCGTCGACTCGACGAGCCCCAGGATCTCGCTGAGCTGTTGCTGGACGAAGGGGCTGGACGAGGTAAAGTCGACCCCGCTCACTCCGACGCGGATTCCGCCCGTCTCCCCGCCCTGCTCGACGATGCGCTCAAGGAGGGGTCCGGTCTCCTCGCGGACGCGCTCTTTCCAGGTCTCCCACTCGATCAGGCGCTGGATGATGAGGCGGTGGATCGCCTGGTTGGGGTCCTCCTTGGAGGCATGTGCAGACCGCCACGCCGCGCGCATCGCCCTCGTGGCGCGCCCGGACCGCTGCACCTCCCGCAGGCGCCGCACGATCAGGTTACCCTGCTCCTGCCAGATCGAGCGGAGCGTAGAGCGCAGCTCCTGGCGGGCCGCCGCCTTCACGCGGTGCGTCATCGCCCAGTCGTCGCGGAGCACCTCCTCGCGGGGCCGCCGCGTCCCGTGGGGGTACTGGTTGGCCTTCGTGCTCAGGGAAAGTCGTTCCTTAGCGACATGGGCCAGGCCCACCTTCAAGGCCCTCGTGTCCTGCCTGCCCGCCAGGCGGCCCTGGCGTTGATCCGGCTGAGCGCACGTGTGGGGCATGACTTTACGCGTGACCGTTCGACTCGAAACTAAACAGCTCGTCAATCTCCTTCTCAACGGCCCCGGAAGACATGTTCGCCCAGCGTCCCATGAGGTCGTCCATCTCGGGTGTCAGCTCAGGGCGCTCCGGGGAGCCGACCTCCCTGCTCCCGGCCTGATCGATGGCGATCATGTTGCCGGGGGCGTAGAGCGTCCCCGCATCGCCGCCCCGCTCGGGCCAGCCCGTCTCGGAGCGGGCCTCATCTCGGCTAATGGTGCCGCTGGAGACCAGCTTTGAGAGCGCCTCCACCTTGTTCTTCATCGCCACATCGAGCGCGTTGATCGAGCGCCGATTGTAGTGCAGATGCACGCCCTCCCACCGGTCCCGCGCATTGGCGAAGCGGGGCATGATGTGCCGGTTAAACTCATCCAGGATGCGGTCCACGAAGGGAAGCACCACGCCCCGGTACGCCTGGTACTCCGACGTTTCGAGGTTGTCATACGTGGCCCCGTCGGTCGCGCCGAGCAGGACCGGCGAGAGGCCCATCCCCTTCGCAAGCTCCTTCGTGTCTTGATCGTACCCCTCGCGGATGCGGGCCTCCTCCGGCGTGTGGGCCGATTCGATCACCTCGAACATGCCGGAGAGGACCCACGGCATTGAGTCGGTGGCCGCCCCCTCATACTGCCTCTCAATCTTCCCCTGCGTCTCATCGCGCTTCTCCTCTGAGAGGAAGTCGCCGGGCTCCAGGCCCTTCGGCATGAGGAAGAACGGCGCTCGCCCGCCGGAGGAGCTCACCGACTTGTTCCACTTGTCCTGCGCCTGCTGGAGGTCGAGCTTGCGCAGGACGCCGATCAGGATGGGCAGCCCCCGGAAGCGATGCCGGGGAAGCGGGTTGTAGTTGCGGGCGTGGATGATCTCGTCTCTCCCAAAGAGCTCGGTCTTGTCGTTGGGCAGCCTCAAGTGATAGCCCTCCGGAAACCCGCTCTGCGGGTCAAACTCGAACCCGGCAAAGTCGCTCGCCCGGAAAAGCTGGAGGCGGCGCGGGTACTGGCGCCTGCTTGGCCCTGTAGAGGGGCTCCATGCGCGCAGGAAGAATTCGCCTGCGGCCCACCACTGCCACGTCATGCCCGCGAGCAGGTAGCTGAATGGGTTGCGCGAGTTGGGCTGGTCGAGGAGGCGCAGGATGGGGTGGTCATCAACCTCCGTCACGCCCCCGCCCTCCGTCTCCCGGACGGGCTGGACGTGCTTGAAGACCGACTGGACCCGGTTTTTGATTTCGTTGACCCCCCTGTGCACGGTGGGGTTCCGGATCGCCATCTGGGCAATGTTGCGGTAGGTGGCGCTGGTCCACTCGGCCTTGAAGTTCGACCAGAAGCCGCGTGAGCTGGACAGATTAAAGGTACGGACGGTCGTTTTGAACGCGTGGCCTGCGGCCTTCAGGCCCGTCCACAGTCGGCTAAACATAGCAAGAGGGATGTGTTAGGGGCGTGATGCGCTGAGCAGGGAGGTCCTAAAGGCGCGGCTCAAATTCGTCATCGCTCCAACGCGCGGTCTCTGTGTAGGGGTTCTCCGGGGCAAATGTCAAGGCGAGCGCGTCAAATTCATCCGGGGAGTCCCCGCTCATCTCGGCCCGCATCTCGTCTTTGGACATGACCCGGATCTCGCCTTTCTTCGTCTGCGACCAAGTCGGCGTGGTGAGCTGGCGCTTGAGCTGCTCGTTAGGGGGCAGCATCGCCTCCGACGGCTCTTCGTCGGTCGGCCTCAGCCACTCGCGCACCTTCCAGTAGAGCTGATCCCGAAGGCGATGAAACTCCCCCTCGGCCACTTGGGTGGTCGGGGCCTCCGACACCTTCACCCCGTCGGTATGGGTGGCCCCCTTCTTTCGCATCTTGCGGGGCACCCCGTCCCCAACGCCGGTCGTGTCCACCTTCGCCCGCGCGGCCCCCTTCTCCTGGTAGAACATGGCGGCCTTGTCGGCCCCTACGTCCGAGTCGACCCCGCCCCACTTGCAGTCGAAGTGGCCCACGAAGTTGTCCTTTCGGAAGCATAGCACGTTTTTGTCCACCCCGACCGACGCCACGTCGTAGCCCATGATGGCCCCCTCCGGCACCTCCGATCCATGCGCGTCGATGTGGGCCTCCCAGCGGTCGACGGCGGCTTCCACCCAGGATTCGGAGATGAGCTTGTAGGAACTCGTCTTCGGGTACTTGGCGAGCACCATGTGGCAGAGGCTCGGGTTTGTTACCACACGGATGCCGGGCGGAAGTGGCCCTGCCGTCGAGCCGTCCTTGCGGCGCGCGGTCTCGCCGACGAGGAAGTCGGGGACCTTGAACGTGACCCGATCGTCAGGCTCCTCCTCGTTTTCGGCGAGGCGCCTAGACCAGTCCGCGATGCGGCGGACCGTCTTCTCGCGGGTGACGGCGCCGGGAATCTTTTGTGTGCCGGTCTTCACGTTCGGGTGCTCAAAGGCCGACATGCGGACCACGTTGCACTCCCCGCTCCGCACCTTCTCGTAGACCGGCCCCGACGGACTGCGCGGGTTGAGAAGGGTCAGCATCCT